AAGGAGAGCGCAGCTCGACTGAACCCTGGGTCGGTTCGTCTGGGCCAGCCTTCGGGGCGCGTCTCCTACTCCTATAGTAACTGTTTAGGGGGTATCCTCCCTAGTGGTCCGAACAATTGGACCGAATCGGGCCTAAGTCGTTCGGCCACCAGGGAAAAGGTCGATCCGAAAATCGGGGGTCGTTCAGGCCGCCAGCCAGTGGTCCCGGGCGTCCCCGAGGTCCCGGTCGCCCAGGATGCCCCGGACGAACTTCTCCAGCTCCTCGTCCCGCAGCCGCTCCAGGTGCTCCTCGTGGGCACGGTCGGTATCCCGGCTCATGTGCTCGACCCAATAGGCGCAAGCCTGGGCCAGGGCATCGAGTCGGTCGTCGTGCTTGAGGGCGCCGCGTTCGCGGGTCAGGCGGGTGAGCTGGTAGAAGAGCTGGTAGGCCGCCTCACCGCTCCGGTAGTCCTTCTCGATGAGCTTGGCGTCCACGACGAGCCTGTGCTGGTTCAGCAGCGGCTCCAGCGTGTCGACGATGCGCAGCTCCTTCTGGCCCGTGCTGCGCTCGTCATCGACCACCTCGCAGGGATGGATGCGGGCCACCACGGGGCGCAGGAGCTGGGCGAACATGCCGTCACCGAAGTTGGGCTCTACCCGGATGGCGTTCACCCCGTGGAGCTTGGCGAGGACGGCGAGGCTCTTGAGGGTCTCCTCGCTGTAGCCGTCCTTGAAGCCCCCGGCGTCCACCAGGAAGAGGTTGCCGTGGAGGAGCTTCACCACGGCCCAGCCGGTCTCGTCCTTGCCTCGGCCGCTGGGGTCGATGGCCATGACGCAGCCGGTGTACTCGGTCAGCTCGGGTGAGATGAACAACGGGCGGTAGTAGCGGTCGCCAGCCAGGCCCACGGAGGGGAGCTGCTGGTGCATCCGGTCGGGCTCGTTGCACCACGCGAGCTTCGCGGGGCCGAGCTTGCTGTCCAGGTTCATCACGATGAGGTCGGACAGCTTCAGCGGGTAGCGGTCCTGGTCCGACAGGCTGGTATCCAGCATGAACTGGAGGGCGAAGCCGGAGCGCCCGTAGGACAGGGCTCGCTCCTGAAGCTCCTCGTCCGAGAATCGGTCGGGGTCCGTAGGCGTGCCCGCCGGGACGCCCTGCTCGATCATCGCGTAGATGCTCGGGGCCAGCCGGCCCATGTACTTCTCGGGCTTCTCCGGGACCCGGGCAGGCCACACCTTGATGTCGTAGCCGCGGTCCGGGAGCTGGTTGTAGAGGGACATCTCTGACTGGGGCGTGCCCAGGTAGATGATCCGGGAGGTGTCGAGCGGCTTCAGCACCGCGTCGAACTCCTTGATCCGCTCAGCGAGCTGGTCGCGCATGATCTGGGTCAGGGAGTTGTTCAGGCTCTCGATGTCGTCCGCGACGATCACGTCAGCGCGGGAGCCGGTGAGCTGGCCGGTGATGCCGACCGACTTCACGGACGGGGAGTGGGAGATGCCGGCCGGGCCCACGTCGAAGGCGACGTTGGAGTCCCGCTGCCCGGCCTTGGGCTTCAGGAACTCCAGCAGCGGCATCTCCTCGATCAGCCGCTTGGTGAAGATGGAGAAGTTGTCCGAGCGATCCTTGGATGCGGACACCACCAGGATGTTCAGTTTCGGGTTGCAGTAGAGGAGCCAGCACACGTAGGCCGAGGTGACGTAGCTCTTGCCGATCCCGCGGAACGCCTGGATCATGCCCCGCTTGGGGCCGTGCTGGAGGTAGTGGGCCAGCTCGTACTGGCGGGCTGTCGGTGCGGGGAGCTTCAGGTGCTCCCAGACAAGGAACAGGAAGTTCCTGAAGTCGGCCTTGATGGGGTCATTCTGCACAGGTGAAATTTGTCTCTGGGATGCATAGGATGGCCCAGGAAGCTCGCGAGGGGTGTCGCCGGTAGAAGGTACTTGGGGGACCGCTCTCGGGCCTCCACGGGGCTCCTATTGCGTTATTGGGGGATGCCGAACTCGTCGGTGTTGGTGAACGGCAGACCCTGGAACTTCGGGGCCTGGTTCAGCTCATCGCCCACGGTCGGGTTGTCGATGCCGTTGTCCTTGAGGAACTGGCGGATGACGTTCAGGTAGGCGGCTCCCGGGGTGACGGTGACCCGCTCGCCGGTCTTGTCCACCTCGTGCACGCCCTCCTGGAGGATCTTCCGCATCTCCTCGGCCAGGGCCGCGTGAAGCCGCGAGAGGGCTTCCGTGGAGGCGCGCTTACTCATTGGGACCGCTCAACTGATCGATTTTGTCGTTGATCTTCTGGGTCTTACGGTCGATGCTTTCGATCTCGTGCTTGATGCTCTCGATCCGCCGATTAAAGGTATCCACGGTCACGGGATTCTGCTCGGTCCTCAGAGCACCTTCGAGAGCCTGCTGCTCCCGAGAGAGACCACTGCGCGCCAGCCCCAGAACGACCCTCTTCGTGTCGAGGGTCTCCAAGCGGTCGGCTCTGATGTCGCCCTTCACCTCGTCCATCTTCTGGGTGACGTACAACTCGGTGACGGGGGTGAGCTTCAGGTAGGCAAGGCCGCCGTAGATGGGCGTGGCGATGCCCGTCAGGATCGTGAGGCGCGTGCCCCAGTCCGTCATGGTTGACCAAGGGATCATACGGTGCTCCTAGCCGGCCCCCAGGCGTCAACCTGGGAGCCGTACTTTCCGGGGGTGGATAGATTAGAACGTGTGATTCCCGCCGAGGTCGATCAGGTTCGACCCTGCGAGGACGGAGCCGGTGCCGTTCTTGCCGTTACCGCCGGCTCGGTTGTTGCCGCCCGACTGGTTGAAGACCACGGCGGCTCCAGAGTTGAAGCCGAAGGCATCGTTGTTGTTGGCGCGCGAAGAGGTCGTCCCGTTCGCGAAGGCCACGCCAAAGACGCCGCCACCATTGTCCGCTCCGGTTTCCCCGAGGTGGATGAACTGGTTGTGGTGGACATCAATCTCGGTGCAGCCATTGCACAGGACGAAGCCCTGCTTGTACGGCGATGCGGCATCGATATACATCTCGATGTCTGAGATGCGGAACTGTGCGATGCTGTCGAGCTGGACCGCGACGCCGTTGCAGTTGATGTGGCCACCCTTGAGCGAGTGGCCGGGCGCCTGGTAGCCAGAGGCCGCGTAGGCCAGGCCGGTGCGGACGCCGTACATCACGCAGTCGGTGATCGCCATGCCTTCGATGGTCTGCTTGCCGCCTGCCCCGGTGCCGCCCTGGATCGAGATGCCCGTCAGAACGCCGGCAATCGTGCAGCCGTAGACCGTGCCATCACCCACCGACGCTTCGATCTTCTGCTGCTCGGCGAAGATGTAGATGCCGTTGCCGAACGTGCCGAAGCTCTCGTTGGAGAAGGACATGATGTCCACGCCCTCGATGCGCCCGTGCTGGCCGTTCTGGTAGGCGAGGAAGTTCGCCGGGCGGGCATCGGTGCGGCCCTCGATGCCAACATCGCGGATGAACAGGCGACCGGGCTGCGCCGGGTTCGCGTTCTGCCGCATGTAGATGACCGAGCCCTTGTTGATGTTCGGACAGGCGGTCACGATGGCGCGGAAGCCTTCGAGCTTCGCCGCCGCCATGTTGACGATCAGCCCGTTCTCCATGGAGCCCGACCAGATCAGCCGGCTCTCCGTGTCCGCGCCAACGATGCGGATGGCTGCCGTGGTGCTCTCGAACAGGAGGGTATCGTCGAAAACGAACGTGCCCCCGGGGATCACCAGGGTGCCGCCTCCGGCGTTCGCAAGGTCAGCGTAGGCCGAACGGAAGGCAGAGACGTTCGTGGCACCAGAGGCGTTCTCGTCGGCGCCATAGTCCCGCGGGTTGAACTTGCGCTCGCGGAAGTTGATGTTCTTGCTGTCGAGCCCACCGTTCGGGGACGAGGTGGTAACGAAATAGCCGAGGTCGGTGCCATCGACGGTCGCCTTCAGCTTGCCCTCGTTGGACCAGCCGATGAAGACCTTGTTGTCGGTCTGCCCGAGGCCGCCACCTTGCTGGACCGGGGTGAAGGACAGGCCGGAGCCGGCGGGACCCTGCGGACCCATCGGGCCGGCGCTTCCCTGCGGGCCTTGGGGACCCGTGTCGCCCTTATCACCCTTGTCGCCCTTGTCCCCCTTGGGACCCTGTGGGCCGGTCGCTCCGGTCGCGCCCGTGTCACCCTTGGGACCCTGCGGACCGGCCGCTCCGGTGGCGCCTGTGTCGCCCTTGGGGCCCTGTGGACCCGTCGCACCCGTGTCGCCGTTGTCACCCTTGGGGCCCTGGGGACCCGTGGCGCCCGTGTCGCCCTTCGGGCCGACGACCGTGTTGGCCTTCGCCCACTTCTTGGTGACCAGATCTTGGTCGTTGACGGGGTCGCCGGCATTGGTGACGCGGTGGGTCGCCACGTCGAAGGTGCCATCCGAGCCCAACTTCACGCTGTATTGGGCGGCGTCCTGGGCCTCCTGGGAGAGGAACAGCATCTGGACCATCGCCTGATCCAGGTCGTGCTCGGTCAGAGTGGAGCCGTCCGTGAAGTCCACCACCCGCTTGTCGCTCGGGGTGGTCCGGCGGATCTCGACGACCGCTCCCTTGGTCGGGATGTCTTCGAGTTGGATGGCCTTACCAGAGGTCCAGGTGAAGGGGACGGACTTGCCGTCCACCGTAACGCTGACATGCTTCTTCGAGATATAGTCGAAGGGGATGCCGTAGTTGATGCCGTCTGCGCTGTACTGAACGAAGCTACGTGCCATATTGTCCTTTCATGCAAAGAAAAAGGGCCGCCGAGGCGACCCTTTCTCGATGCCAATGTGTGCATTGGTGGATATGTTACGGCGAAGGACGAACCCCCGACGTAGCGTTGATGAATTGGATCATGAGCGGATAGTTATGCAGAGGGTTCAGAGCCCGTGAGGCTGTCCGATAATCTGCTGACGTCCACTCATCGTCTCCAAAGGCCGCCTTGTTGGCCTTGCGAACAGTGCCATAGAGGCTGTCGTAGAGGCCGAAGGTCGGATTCTGTAGCAGGCCCCCAGAGGGCTGCTGGGTGGACCGGGTGTTGAACACCGGGGTCTGCCCGCCAAGGCCGAGCGCCGTGTCGATGATCGAGGGGATGATCGAGGAGGCACCCGCGCGCTGGAAGCCGGCCGCGAGGATCTGCTTCTCGGAGAGCTTGTCCTTGGCGAGCTTCTCCCAATCCTTGCCCGGCAGGCCGAGCCCGTTCAGGGCCGTCTGCGTGGCGTAGGCCAGCGCGCCCAGGACGGAGGAGAACAGGAGGCCGGTGACAGCCTCCGCGTCCGCCATGTGCCACGAGGACAGCGTCTGCTTGCTCCACGCCCCCAAGGTGAAGGTGCGGAACTGGAACAGCATCTTCCCCAGCGGGGAGGAGATCATCG